AAAATTAGTAGATAGTATCAATCATACAGATTGGTATGGTTTGTTAAACCATTTTATTACTAAGAGTGAGTTTCAGGAAATACTTGAAGAGTTGTTATTTCAGGTAGAAGAGGGTAAAAGATTTGTACCAAAGATTAAAAACACACTTAATGCTTTTAAAGAATGTAGTTTTAAAGACTTAAAGGTTGTAGTTATTGGTCAAGATCCTTATCCATGGTTATATAAAAATCATCCTGACGGTACTGTAGCAGATGGACTAGCATTTAGTTGTGGTCATAGTATGAAAGTACAACCATCATTGCAGTATATGTTTGATGCTTTAGGTAAAGCTGAAGAAGATAGAAATCCGGATTTAAAGTATTTAGCACACCAAGGTGTATTGTTATTAAACAGCGCATTTACTGTAGAAGTAAATAAACCGGGCACTCATTATCACATATGGAAACCATTCATGAATATTATTCTTGATGCTATATGTTATAATACATCAGGAATTGTATTTATATTGCTAGGGAAAGTAGCACAGCAGTTTGAAGATATGATCACTGAAGACAATTTAATACTAAAAGCTAGCCATCCAGCAAGTGCAGGATATAGTAAAGGTGTTTGGGATTGCAGTGATGTATTTAATAAAACTAACGAGTATCTTTTAGAAAGAGGTAAAACTATAATACAATGGTAAGAGATTTTATTGACCTGGTAATCTGTACTTATATACATAAGAAGTACAAAGAAAAAAACCCGGCTGTTGTGGCCAGGTTTCTTAAGTTAAAGTATGGTGTATCTTGTTCTATTGATGTAATCAACAATAGATACAATTTAGAAAAATGCTTTCTTGAGTCTGAATCCAATGTAAAGAACAATAGCTAATAGAAGACCGTAGAGCTCTGCTTTTAATTTTTTAACATCAGAGCTCTTATCTTTTATAATAAACTCTTGTTCTTTAATAGTGCTATCCTTAAGACGGATATCATTCTCTAATACAGACTCATAAGATTTATCTCTTAGTTTCTGTGTAATAGTATTATTTTTTACAATAGTCTGAGTTTTTTCAGGACAAAATGCTGAAACAGCACCATTGTGTATTGTAATTCTTACATCACCAACTGTAGTATCTAGATTAACACCTTTTAAACCATCATGAATAACTGTGGTTTGTTTTACGGTATCAATAGTTGTAAGAGTATCAATACTAGTAACAGTGTCAATAATGGTATCAACAACACATAGCTTTCTTCTGAAGAACTCTTCCTTGGTGTTGCTGATATGTTTTTCCTTAAAGGCAAGTTTAACCGGATTACATGCTAATAATGTAATTGCTAATAAGATTGATAATTTGTATTTCATAAATGGTTTTAAATGTTGGTAGGACGAAGTTGTGATTTTAGATCACATATTTCTTCGTGTTTAGCAAAGGGTATAAAGAATGGTAATGTCTTATCCTCTTTGATTGGCTCATTAGAAGCTTTCTTAAAGTATGTACCTTTAATCAAAGCTATATCACGCTCTAATGACTCTATTCTTGCTTGTTGTGAACTTGATACCTCTAAAAGGCGCTTAACATCACGCTTCATTTCTTGAAGATCAGTCCATATCATCATACCTAAAACTGATAGGATTGCAGGGCTGGCCCAGATCTTAATTTTATCTATGATGTTAATTGTAGGCATAACTTAAAAAAGGTTAGCCTCTCCCTGAAGAACCTTATCTACATTGATCTGCAGACAGGGAGAGGTATCACCCAAAAAACTTAAACAGTTAACACTATGATAGATAGAAACTTTCAAAATATACGCAGATTTATAGATAAGATATTGTTTATATTCCGGTAGTATGCTTTATATTTGTACCCCTATTATTAATATACACACCATACATGAAAGAAACAACAAAAAATAAAGATGTAGAAGAACTTATTTCTAAGTTTAAAAAGAAGATTTTTGCTAGTCATGGTATTAAGCTAACTATACTAACACCGGCTGATGATATTTATAGATTAACCATACCGGAAACAGCTAGCATTGTAAACAAACATTTACTTAAGTACAATTTCAACAACAAGAAGAAGTCTGTTGACTTACAAAATAAAAGCAGGAGAGATGATAGAGTATTACATCACCAAGTATTCTGTAAAATTTGTAAGGACATGAACTATACTCTTACAGAGATTGGTAGATACTTAGATAAAGATCACAGTACAATTATTTACTCAATAAGACGGGCCACAGATATGATATACATTAATGACAATAGGTTCTTAACTGTATACAATTCTGTAAAAAAACAAGTAATGAATTAGAAAATGGAAGAGATATTCAATATATTACTGAAGAGGGGAATGACTCCAAATCAGCATTACATGTTACACTGTCTGAAGCATAGTGTAAAAACAACGGGGATTAACCCGTATGCTGAAGCAAGAGAGTTAAAGTTCAAAGGCCTAGTTAATGATAAATATGAATTATCTGATACAGCTAATGAAATTCTAGAGGAGATAGAAGAATTCTTTTCTATACAGAAAGAAAAAGTATTAATTACAGTAGCTGGTAATGATTTTAAAGAGAATATTGTAAAGTATTTAGAATTATTCCCAAAACGTAAATTACCTAGCGGGAAACTTGCTAGGTCAGACAAGAAAAACATAGAGAGTAATTTTAAATGGTTCTTTAAGACCTTTGAATACACTTGGGAAACTGTTCTTACAGCTACTGCACACTATGTGGATGAGTATGAAAAGAAAAATTATCTCTACATGCAAACATCACAGTACTTTATTAGCAAAACACAACCGGATAAATCCAAAATGTCTGAGTTAGCTAATTATTGTTCTATGATTATTGAAGGTACAGATATGAATGATGATAACCATTTTAAAGAAAGAGTAGTATGACAAAAGAGTTATGGATTCCTAGAAAAGAAGGCTTTAAGAAAGCTTTAGAGTACATGCAGGGTAGATCTGATGGGATTATTAAATCCATACAGACACCGTGGGCTAAATTTAATGACGCTACTACTAACGGTATAGAGTGGAACACATTAAATGTGATTGGTGGAAGACCTGGTGCTGGTAAAACTTTAATTAAAGATCAGATTATCAGGGAAGCCTTTGCTCTTAACCCGGATACTCAGTTTAGAGTATTGGAGTTTAGTTTTGAGATGATCATGCAAACCTCTTGTTTAAGAGATTTCAGTGCAAGCTTAGGTAAGAGTTATAAGTATCTATGTAGTGCTGAAGGTAACAAGTTAACAAGGGAAGAGATTGTACAGTGTTATGACCTGGCCAAAACTAAAGTTAATTACCCAATAGATACAGTAGAGCAGCCCTGTACTGTAAATGAAATGCGGGATATTATTGATAAGTATATCAATGAGTATCAGACAAAAACAATTATTACATTGGACCACAGTATTCTATTAAAGAAAGCGCCTTATCACAGAGACAAGTATGAAATGCTCTATGAGTTTGGTGAGATGCTTACTGAGATAAAAAGGATTTACCCAATTACTATGATTGTACTAAGTCAGTTAAATAGAAGTGTAGAGTCTCCTGAGAGGAATGAAGATGGTAAGTATGGTAATTACATACTTGACTCTGATATCTTTGGTGGTGATGCATTGCTACAACATGCTGATTTAGTAGTAGGATTAAACAGACCCGCAAAGCAGAAGATTAAATTTTATGGACCTGATAGATATATCATTGAAGATGATAAGACTCTAGTTATGCATTTTCTTAAAGCAAGAAATGGTGATAACCGGATGTCTTTCTTTAAGGCCCAGTTTGAAAAAATGAGTGTGATAGAAATGGAAACACCCGCAACACAAGAAAGAAGAATAAAAACAACATGATAAGCACTAAATCAACACAAAAACTTACATCAGAGGAAAGAAAGAAAAGGATCCAAGACTTGTATGAATTCCAAATGGAAAAATTCATGCAGGAAGGTGTATCTGAACCTTTATTTATTCCTAAAATGGCCTATAAACCGGCTACAAAAGATGAGAAACACATTACATTCTTTGCATCTGAGTTAGAGAGAGCAGAGTATTATGATGTCCCTAAAAATGTATACACTGAATTTATCAGTAGTGAGTACATTCCTGAAGATGCTAAACGCACATTATACAAATGGATATTTAATCCACACTGGAGAACAGAGTATGATGTAATTGAGGCCACAGAAAGTATTCAAGAGAGATACATGATTCCTGTATCAGAACTTAGAATTGTGCAACAGGCTGCTGCACTAAAAGAAATTAAATTGCCAAGTCTAGACTTAGGTCCTACAGATGAGCCCTTTAATATGCTTACAATTAGGGATCTTGCTGCTATTATGCTTAAGAAACCTGTTAGTAACAAGCAATGGTTAAATGAAATTATAAAACTAAAATAAAAATAACGTGGCACAAAGCATCTTAGTAATCGCAGAAAGCGGTGCAGGTAAAAGCACAAGTATTGCAAACCTGGACCCAGCAGAAACATTTATTGTAAATGTAGCAAACAAACCCCTTCCCTTTAAAGGATGGAAGAACAAGTACAAAATTTGGAGTAGAGAAGATCAGTCTGGTAACATGTACACTAGAGCCGGTGCTAAAGAAATTGAGGCCTGTCTTAAGTATGTAAGTGAGAAAAGACCTGAGATTAAGAATATCATCATTGATGATTTTCAGTACATGTCAGCATTTGAGTATTTTGATAGAGCAGAAGAAAAGGGTTTTGAGAAATTCACTAGTATTGCTAAGAGCATTGCAACTATTGCAAAGCTTCCAACTACACTACGTGAAGACTTATATGTATTCTTTTTAACACATGCAGAAGAGTCTCAAGACTTAGAAGGCAGAAGAAAGTTTAAGGCCAAGACAATTGGTAAATTGGTAGATAACAGTTTAACTTTGGAGGGATTATACTCTATAGTTTTATTTGGTAAAGTAAAGAAAGACAAAGACAAGGACGGTGCTATGAAGTATGTATTTGAAACACAGAATAACGGTGAGAATACATGTAAGTCACCAGCCGGTATGTTTGAGTCCTTTGAGATTCCTAATGATTTAGAATTTGTAAAACAAGCAATAATT